TTTAGGATTTACATTGAACACACCCTTAGTTCCCACAAAGAACTTTCCATTTTCTGGATTGATACCAGCAAAAACAGCAGGGGCGCCATCCCACTTGACAGTTACATTGACACTACTTTTTGAGTTTCCAGCAAGCATATCTCTCAATGACTGAAGAAAGTTTATTGCTGCTCGTGTTCCTTGTATACCATTATTCAATACCTCATCCTCTAGATGTTCAAGATGAAGGTTCTTTCCTTCTTTCGCCTCAGCGAGATATTGTTTGAATCGTAGCATTATTATTTCTTCTTAAACTTTGTTTCATATTGGTCTTGAGTTTTTTCGTTAGTTCCTTCTACCACATAACTAAATGCTCCAGCCTTATTCGTTCCCATTCTCATTTGAGCATAAGTTGCTCTAGCTTCTTTTACTCCTGTAATTATCCACGATTCAACATTATAATATAAACCTTGAGATGTCATAGAAAATCCACTTATAGGATATGCAAAGTCATTATCTTTTCCTCCTATTTGAGCTGTTTTTTCTTTGGAAAATTCGGAAGCTGTTTTCAGATATTTGTAAGGAGTAGATTGTGAATCAACGTCTTTTCCATATACCTTATACAAAGGCAATGTTGTTTTACCGAAATATATTTCTCTCTGAATGTCAACCATGTCTGCAACCAATTGTGTCATATTTGAAGCATTGGCTCTGAATATTTTATTGAGAGTCCTTAAAGAAACCTCATTTGCTAATAATTTTATAGATACATTGATATCAAACTGTTTTGGTTGTGGTACTTTGATACCAGGCTTTTCAATCAAATGGTCAAG